AGAAACTATTAATTTCTTATAACAATTATGAATTTACTGTTTACGACAGATATATTAAAGGAAAATTAATAGAATTTCCGTTATACTACAATCAAGGAAATTTGGAAATTTATACTATACCGCCGTTAAAGACTACAATAGATTTAGAGCAGGAAAAAGGAGTTGTAATGAGAATCTATAATCATGAAATTGAGTTTTCCAGTGAAGTTACAATTATACCAATATATGCTAATCCAGGAAGTGCTTATATAGTTTATCCGCTAAAAGATACAGATATAAAAATACAATCTCCAGACCATGGTGTAAATACAATAACTATACATGCGAACCAATATTATCTATTTACCCATCCAAGTTCCAGAAACAAAAAGTCTGATTAATTTTTTAAATTCTAAATTTTTTATTTCAAATTCGTAATTTCCAAATTTATAATTTCTAATTTCAATATCTTGTTTTCGATTTTTGTATTTTTATCTTTTTCAATTATTCTTATTTTGTTTAATTTTTCTCAGCTTCGTAATATTAATACTATCATTTTAAGAACTTTTTAATTTGTAAGTTTGTAACATTTTTATATTTGTCATAAATGACTTAACATTTTATAAAGTGAGAAAAATATGTCTGAAAATGAAGTTGTAGAAAAAGTTTTACAAGAAGTAAGAGAAGGTAAAGAAATTTTTTTAGGAAATTTTTCAATTAATGAGATAGATGATACTTGTCTTACACAAGAAGATAATGATTTAAAATTCCAGTATGTTAATGTATATCTGCTTTACGATAAACAATACAAGTTAAAGTTAGTTTTCGAAAATAATCCAGAAAATGTAATGTATATTACTGAAGAAGATATAGGCGGACTTGAGGTATTTAAGAAACTGCTTAGTCTATATTTTAATTTAAAGAAATAGGTGAAAAAATATGATTTTTGGTAATATAACAAATACAGATTTACTTATATGTGGAATTGATTTTATTGTTTATTTCTTATTTTTCTTTTTCGTAATGCAGATTAAAAGAGAACTAGAAAAAATTGAGGAAGAGGAAATGTTAAAAATCTTAAAGAAAAAATATGAAAAAGGTGATAAATAAATGAAACGAGAAACATGGCGAGATATTAAAGTTTTAACATATACAATTCTCATCGATTTTTCTATAGGATTTACCTTATATGTAATTCTAGAATATATTATACATCATAGGATAATTTGATTTTTTTATAGAAACGATAAATCGATACGTAAAAACATAAAGAAAAATTTATAAATGAAAAGTGATATAAATGTAATTGATAAAAATGAAATTCCAAGTTGTAAATGTGGTATACCACAACTTTGTTCCAATAAAACAAGAGGGAAATGTTGTTATGGCAAGATGTACTTGTTGTTCAAGACCCCGTTTAGCCGTTTATTTACAGACACAGACGAAAAGAATTTATTTTTATCACGGGTATACTCAACAAATAGCAGAAATGGAATTTAATTCATTGGTTAAACGTCAAAGTTTACAATCTCAAGATTAAACATTTTTTTTTACCTTAAATTTTTCTGATTTAGGCTAACTCTTTTTAATCAATTTTTTTTGGACTATTTTTCTCTTGTTTGTTATATTATTCCTAAATTAAGACAATTTCGTAGATGTAAATTATAAACGTAAATTTATAAAGAAAACTTTATATATAAAAGCTTACATATATTATATTGTGACAACTATGACAGAAGAAATAAAAAGAAAAGTTAAGTTGGGGAGGAAAGAACAACAAATTCTAGATTTTTTACGGCGATATCCTGAAGGTATATGGAAGGAACGAATATTAGATAGTTTTACAATATCGGGAGATTATAGAAATGTTATGATTAAACGTTTATATAGAATGCAAGAGAAAGGATTGATTGAGATTAGAACAGAAATTAATCCAGAAACAGGACGTAAAAAACAAAGAGTATATTTAAAGGAGTAATTTTTTTCCTTTATTCTTTTTCTAACAAATTTTTTCTATAGTTTATTTTCTACCTTTCCATAAAATCTCTAGTCCTTCAATTCTATCCCATACTATTCTTGCTTTCTTTAACGTTATTCTATCAAAAATATATAAATCTCCAATACTAATTTCTATACCTAAATTTGTTTTTTGGACATGTAAAAACTTAGAATTGTTGTTGTTTATTATAAAATTCATTATTATATATTTATCGAAATCTGCAAATGACAAATCTACTAATGTTAAGTTAGTAATATGTATATCATACAAATTGTTATCGTATTTATGATATGTAAATTCTAAATTATTCCTCTTTAGAAATTCTAAAAGGGTTTTCCCATCTTTTACAGTCATAATATCTCACCTTTTTTTGCATTTTGTATGCATTTATAAATCCCTTCTTTTGGAACTCCTTCTATACATCTTCTCGATACAAACTCTGTTTTCTCATTTAGTTCATCAAGAGTTATCGGCGTGTCACGTATAAAGTTTTCATGAATTATACAATTCGGCCCAGCATAACGGAATAATCTTGGATGTACTTTCTTCACTTCTTCTAACATTTTCCAAGCTAATTGACGAAGTTCCCACTGAGTCCTAGAACAAAGTCTAAGTGCAAAGAAGTTGTAAAGTTCTCTAGCATTCATAGTTACAACAATATTTGTATTAACACCGTTTGGTAAGACATATCTAGCATCTTCTTCTGGAACTCCTGCCTCAAGAAGTTCATAATATCTTTTATACGAATCACTGTAAGCTTTTTCAACAATTTCTTTAGCTCTTTTTTCTGTAGATGGAGGAATAATAGGCTGATAATATTCATCAATTGGTTTAGCAAATCTATGACTCATTTGTGTATACGAAGCTAAACGATGTCTTACAAGTTGATGAGACGTTACTCTTGAAATTCCTTCAATTGAAAAAGTGTATATACTGTGTTCTAGTACAGACCAATACCCGTGAAGTATAGCATCTGAAATCCAAAGCTCTATTTCATCATCTGTCATTTTCTCTTTATGATATTCCCAGCCTTTTCTAGACCTAGACATTTTAGAGGCAATTGCAATAATTCTTTCTCCGTCTGGAGTATAAGAAACTAACATGACTTTCAATTATAACACCTTTTATCTTCTTAACTTTGGCCCTTTTTCTACTTTAATTTGTAGATTTTCTTCACCTTTTTGTTCTTCTTCGAAAAGTTTGTTTAACGCTAATCTAATTACTTCAGCTTTAGACATTCTATGTCTTATAGCGTAAGCTTCTAGTTGTTCATACATGTCTTCATCTACTTTAAACGTTACAACAATATTACAGACTTTGGCACACATTTAAATTAACACCCCTATTTTCTTTACAATTGTCATTTTTCCTATAGTTACACTTACTGTATAATCTTCTTCATTTTTTAGTTTATTTATCCTAATTTCAAAATAGAAGTTTTTGTTTCTCATTTCTAGATATCCTTTAATAATGTTATCTTTTTTTGTGTAAAATAATATTTCAAATTTCTCTAAAAAATTCACAGTTTTATATAATAAAATTTCTATATCTTCTTTTTTCATTTCTTCAATTGTATTTATTATTTTTTGGAATGTATTTTGTATCATATTTCCCCATATAATTATTACATTATGACAAATAAAAAGACTTTTAAATTTACATCTTGTCAGCCTAACAATACATATTTGAAATATTTTGAATATTACTTTTTCTCAATTGTTTGTAAATAATCCAAAACAGAGCCAGAACATTTAGTTTTAAAATCACAATTTTTACAAAGATAATTATTAGCTCCTGGAATATTTTTATAATCTGTTAATTTTAGATATTCTTTAAATTTCTTAATCCAATCTATAGCTTTTTGTACATATTCTTCTAATACATTTTTCTCAATTTGGAGTTGTTTAACTTCTCTATTTAATCTATTTAAATATATAATATACACGTTATCAATTTTGTAATTTTGTAATTTCAGAAGATAGTAATATATTGCAATTTGATAGAGATGATATTCTTTGATGTTAAAGTAATTGTTTGAGATTGTTTTAATTTCAAGTAAATCATTTCCACAAATCAAATCTATTCTACCAGAAATTTTTAGACCTTCTATTTCTCCTTTTACTTCTATTTCTGATTGACATCCTAGTTTTTCCGTGAAATAATTCTCTATTCTCAAATGATGTTGTTCACCAAGGTCAAGTGTAAGTTCATTTATTCCTTTTTCAAATTCAAATTTCCTAGAAAAGTAAGATTTTCTAAAACAAACTCCAACTTCACTAGGAAATATTGTATCTTCTGGATATTTTATCTTAAAACTTTGTCTAACAAGCTCTTCATAGTTCATCTTTACTCACCAAGATTTGAAAATCTCATGAAGTTGATAATTTGATTACAAATTTCTTCTTTTGCCCTCTGACCAATTTGCAAATCAATATCCAAAGCCTGAAGTAAGATTTGTATATCTATAGCTTGTTCTTGTCTTCTAGATTCTAAATTGTCACAGATTACGTAATTGTTTATACTGTTTATCTTCTGTTGTATTAGTTCTATTAGAGCTTTCAAAATTGACGGATATAGAACTCTAGAATTAACAATTTTCTCATAAGTCTTTTTGATAGCCAGTTGTATAATATGTATTCTGTCTAAAATTGCAGATGTGAAAATTTGATAATTTACAAGATAATCTTCTACATCTGGAGTTCTTAGTTTGTTTAGAGTCATAGAATATGGATTTCCAGCGTAAATAATTGGAATACACTTTTGAATTGTTGAAGATTTCGATTCTGTTCCAGCCCCACGAGTCCAAACACAATTTTCCAAACCTGTTGAAAGTGTAGCATTTATAGCTCCAAGTTCTTTGACAGAATATCCATCTTTCCAGTTTTGTATCTCGTCAAAAATTAAACCGTTTGATAAAAAGACTGCTCCATACATATTATTTCTGGCATCATAAACTAGATTTGCATATGTTGGTGGTTCTGTATAATAACGGAAGTTAAACACTTCTTGTAATATCATAAAAGTTGTAGTTTTACCCGTTCCACGATTAGAAATTTCCACGTAATTAATTTGTCGTTTGGTAACTGGAGATTTAAAAAGCGGGAATAATCTAGGAAGATATAAAAAAATATCTTGAATTTCCATTCTTTGAACATCATATCCAAATGCTTGAAATAAAAGTGCATATGTTTGATTTTCCTGATTTGCTAAGTCAAGAAGTTCTTTAGCAATTTCGTAATTGTTAGGAGGTTCTATGGAATAAATATCGTCAATATACCAATCATCCTGGCTTTTCCTAATTTTTACAAACATATAGCTAGTTATTAAGTTATAGAAATCTTCGGGATTATTTGCTATATAATGCGGGTCAAAACTTCCAATAAATCCATTCTGAAATTTTGCTATTACCATTCCATTTTTTACTTTAAATTGTGTAATTTTAGAGATAAATTTTACTTCGTTATTAAATAAAAGATAACTTTGAAAATATTGATTATCTATTCCTCTTCTATATGCTTTCAAAATTTCATTTTTCTTTCTATCTTCAACTTGTTTTTCTGACAAGATAATGTTAAGAACTCTTTCTGTGTCACGAGGATTGTAAAAAAAAGAATGTTCTTTAGCTTTTTCAAGGAATTGAAAGTTACTACTCATAAAAAAAATGAAACCTTATGACATTTTAAAATTCATCTTCAACATTCTTTTTTTGTCCTTTCTTTTGTTGTTTCTCTTGTTTTTGTTCTTCTTGTTGTTCATCTTCTGTATTTTCAAGTTCTAATTCTTCTTCTCTTATTCCATTACCATTTCTAGGAGAAAACTTTACGTATTCATTTAAAAGGTCTTTAT